GTACCGGTGACGATGTCTCTGCTGCATGGATCGGAGAAGGTGGCACGTACACAGCCTCTGACATGAGCTTTGACTCAATCGTGCTCACTGCAAAGAAGCTCACCAGCTATGCTCTCATCTCTGAGGAGCTGCTTGCAAACTCGACCGTATCACTCGGTCAGCAGTTCGCGCAATCGGTAGCTCGCCAGTTTGCCAAGGCTGAAGATTCGGCTGGCTTCTTGGGCGACGGAACATCCACCTACGGTGGCATCCTCGGTCTTGATGGTCGCATCAAGAAAGTCGTCACGGACGGTGGCGGGACATGGACGACCGATGCCGACAAGTCAAAGGCTGGATCCGTGCAAGTCATCAGTGGCAATGCTTTCAGCGAAGCCGTCATCACAGACTTCACAGCTGGAGCACGCAAGGTTCCGACCTATGCATTAGCTGGTTCGAAGTGGTATATGAACAAGGTGGCATTTGGCGCAACTGTCGAGCGTCTGGCCTATGCTCAGGGCGGCGCAACAGCTGCCGAGCTAGCCTCGTCATTCGGTCAGCGGTTCCTCGGCTACCCTGTCGAGTTCGTGGACGTCATGCCATCGGCAGACGGTAACTCTCAGATCTTCGCATACTTTGGCAACCTCGCCCTGGCTTCGACCATGGGAGATCGCCAAGCCGTATCGATTCGTCAGGATGCCAGCCTCGGCTTCCAGACTGACACGATCCATGTCAAGGCTTCCGAATATGTGGACATCCGCGTGCACGAGGTCGGCAACTACAGCGCAACGGCATCGACCCGCACGACGGGCCCGATCGTTGCATTCTCATCACAGAACGCCTAATCGAAAGGGACTACTATGAATTTTCTTCAGGGCGTTAAGGCTGTCAACTTCTGCCCACCGGCAGCCATTAAGGACAATGCTGCGTTTACGACGACAGCCATCGACACGGCTGGCTTTGGTAAGCTGGCCATCTATGTGAATCTCGGGTCGATCGATGCGACGATGGCGGTGCTCAAGGTACGTGAGTCTGATGACTCCGGCATGGCAAGCCCATCGGATGTGACTGGTCTGGTGTATGGCACGTCTCTCAATCCAGAGACAGGTGCAACATCGGCACTGCCTACGGCATCTGATGATGACAAGATCTTCGCATTCTTTGTCAGCCTGCAGGGACGCAAGCGTTACCTCGATGTTGATATCACGGCTGGTGACGGTGCTGCTGGCACGTTCGCAGCTGGTTTGGCCTTCCTCTACGACGGCGACGGTATCAACACCGCAGCCGAGCGTGGTCTGGGTGGCAATCTCATCAAGTGATTTGAGTAGGGGGTCACAAGGCCCCCTGCTGAGATCACCAAGGAGAGACGGTGGAAACACTACAAAACACTGGTGCAAGGGTTGACATCGATCTTGTCAAGGGTGCTGCGTTCGGTCGCACGATCACCTACAAGGTCAATGATGTCGTCACCAGCATCGCCAGCTATTCATTCGCTGCACAGGTGCGTACGACCACAGGCACGCTCGTGGCTACCATGACGTGCACGACGGTCAATGCTGCAGCTGGTCTCTTCACCATCAGCCTCACAGGCGCACAGACGAGCGCATTGACAGCAGGCACACTTTATCTATGGTCACTCGAACAGACGTTTTCTGGCGTGGTTTCTGAGCTCCTCAGGGGCTATGTGAACGTGGTTGATGAGGTCACCCAGTGAGTAACGTGGTCAACATCGACACGAACGATCTTGTGGTGAATGTCAAGAATGACGAGCCGATCGTAAATGTCAATAATCAGACCATCACACTCAATGTCGAGAGTGGTGGCCTAGTCGCTGTCAGCCAGGATCTGTCAATGACTGCAGGTGAGAGCCTTTCGGCTTTGCGTGCCGTCACTACGAACTCTGCAGGTGAGGCCGTGTATGCCAGCAGTGCAAGCATCGCCACTGCTCAGGTGGTCGGCATCACACTCGGTGCTGCATCATCAGGCCAGCAGGTGGGAGTCAAGACCTTTGGCCCGATGACCGATGCAAACTGGAACTGGACAAAAGGCCCTGTGTATCTGAGCACCAATGGACAACTAACACAGACAGCACCGACAGGCGGGGCTATCGTGGTGCAAGTGGGTCGGGCTTTGACCGCAACGCAACTCTTCGTAGATGTTGAATTAACAATCACAACGGTGTAAACAATGGCAGACAAGTACATAAAGAACAATAGCGGACAACTTGCCGAAGTCGAAGGCACAACAACGTCAGCAGGCGCGGGCTCTGCTGGCAAGATTGTCGCTCTCGACAGCGCTGGCAAGCTCGATAGCACGATGATGCCAACGGGCGTAGGCGCTACGACCAAGCTCGCCGCAACATCTGAGAACCTTAGCGCAGGTGATGTGGTGAACTTGTGGAACGATAGCGGAACGGTCAAGGCACGCAAGGCAGACGCCAGCAACGGCCGTCGTGCGCACGGCTTCGTTCTCTCTGCAGTCACTTCGCCGAACAACGCAACCGTGTACCTTGATGGTACGATCACGGGGCTAACGTCCCTAACCCCCGGCACGGCATACTATCTCAGCGGTGCAACGGCAGGCGCAATCGTATCGACGGCTCCGTCAACATCGGGATATATCTCGCAAGAGGTCGGTGTAGCGCTCTCAGCTACTGAGCTCAACTTCGAAGAACAGCAACCTATCACGCTGGCCTAATGGCAAACAAGCGACCGATCACTACGCCTGCGGTATTGCAAGAACACCCGGACGCAGATGGTCTGTTGTGTGGTCAGGGGTTAGTGTTGGCAGAACAAGCAAGCTCACTATCGACCCCGGCATCTGGTTATGGCGTGTTGTATGTCAAGACAGATGGTCTGTTGTATTTCAAGAATGACGCAGGAACGGAAACACTACTGAGCTAATGGCGAACAAAAGACCGATAACGACCACAGGCAACTTGAAAGAGCACCCAGACGCCGATCAGCTGATCGCAGGGCAGGGGAACATCCTTGCCGAGCAAGCATCCTCACTAGGGACGCCGTCATCTGGTTATGGTGTGATCTATGCTAAGACGGATGGCAAAGTGTATTTTAAGAACGATGCCGGTACGGAATACGACCTAACAACTGCGGGCGGTGGGGGAACAGATCCCGTTATTCGCGAGTACACGGCAAATGACACTTGGACAAAACCAACAGCCGCTAACTTTTGGGGTGCTCTTGTAATCTGTGTTGGTGCAGGAGGCGGAGGAGGATCGGGCAGAAGAGGACCATCGTCAACTAATAACTCAGGCGGTGCCGGTGGTGGTGGTGGGGGAATGGCGACGCGTCTTATTCGAAAAGCTCAACTACTCAATGCGAGTTATGCGATCACCGTCGGCGCTGGTGGCGCTGGTGGTGCTGCACAGACTGTCAACAACACGAATGGCAACACTGGTCCTCAGGGTGGTGGATCATCATTTGGTTCTTTGGTCCTCGCGCAAGGAGGTAGTGGTGGGGCTGGTGGTGCTGCAAGCAGCGCAGTTTCTGGTGGGTCTGGTGGATCAGCAACTTTAGCGACACCGCCATACGGTCCGTATGCCTTGAGTGGTGGGGCTGGTGGATCAGGACGAAACAACTCAACTACAACATCAGATGGTACTACTGGTTTCATTGGTGCATCGGCTGCGTCTGGTGGCGGTGGCGGACGTGGTATGTCAACAACTGCGATAGCAACAACGGCTGGGGGAAGTGGTGGTGCTATTTACAACGGAGGTACTCTAATATCGGGACCTGCTGGTGGTGCTGCCATCGCTGGATCATCAGGTAGCAATGGTACTGATGTTGCTAATAAATACATCTACGATATCGACAACACCTTGACTAATGCAATAGGAACTGGAGGCGGAGGAGGATTCCCAGGTGACTTGGCTGCAACGGTCGCAGGAGGCAACGGCGGGAATGGCGGACGTGCATCAGGAGGAGGTGGAGGAGGTGCTTCTCGTGATGGACAGAACTCAGGAGCTGGTGGCAGTGGGGGCAACGGTCTATGTGTTGTCATTGAATATTACGGAAGCTAATGATGAAAGCAGCGCGCTACACAATGGTCAAAGACAACGTGGTGTACAACACTTGTCTATGGGATGGCAACCTCGCCACATGGCAACCACCGGACGACGGCACTGTCATGATCGCAAATGAATACGCCGGCATCGGCGACTGGTGGGAAGAATCCGAACAACGTTTCTACCGACCCATACCGAATAACGAGGAGGTGCAGAGTGACACCTGAACTACTCATCGGTGTGCTGTTATCCGGCATGGTTGCCACGATTGGTTTCTTCATGAAATCGCTGATCGTCGAGACACGCCAGACACGGGAGACGACCTTATCGATGCACGCAATTCTGAAGAGTGCAACCGAGTCCATCGTCAAACTGCAAGAACGCGACCTTGAATTCAACAGGCAAATCATCAACATCGTCGAACGTCTGGTGAGATTAGAAGAGCGGTCTTCGCGATGAAGCACGACGAGGCCACCATACTCAAGCCCCCACCGTTTCCGGTGAGGCCACTGCAGACTGACGAGCCGATACGCTTGTACCGTCAAGAGGTCAGCCCCGATGAGATCACACTCGACACGGAACCTATCGAATTATCACTTTGGCAGAAGGCACGACTCGTGCCATACATTATCCACATTACATGGGGCGTTCTAATGAAGAACCCAAAGACTACGATCACCGGTATCATCGGTGGTGTTGCATACCTGGTGAACTCTATCTTCGCTATAGCAATTCCATCCGAGGCCATCATTACGGTTACGCTATTCCTGCTCGGATTGTTCGCACGAGACGGCGAAGCCTGACGTGTCAGTACGACCACGCCTAACAGAGGACGAGTACGACCTCATCATTGAAATGCGCAAGGCCGCTGGGACGTATCAAAACCCAGCGGCTATCAAGGCTGCTGCCGCGCATTACAAGCGTGGGTTCGAAGCTAGGCATGGCATAACACCAGAAGAGTCCAAAGACCAGCATGAACAGGGCGAAGCGTGGGATCCTCGCAAGGGAACGTCTAATGAATCCTACGGGGCCGTGCCAGGCATCGACGGCGAAATGGAGATTGGAGACCTGCGGGACGATGTCGTGTGTGAAATCACCAGCAACCTGACCGGCATTATCTCAGATGCACACTGGCCCTTCCACGACTTGCGACGTGATGCGTCTGGACAGTTTTACGGTGCCTACCTCACGGCATTACAAGAGCTGAAGAACGCAGGTGTGCAGACGGTTATCCTCAATGGTGACATGCTCGATTGTTACCAGCTGTCTTCTCACGAGAAGATAGAATTGAAACGGTCGTGGAAGTGGGAACTGGACGTTGGCAAGAAAATGCTCGAGCACCTGCGTAAGTTCTTTGGCGATGGCGTACGGATCATCTACCGTGAGGGCAACCACGAGGAGCGGTTTCAACGCTACCTTGCACGCAAGGCCAGCGAACTGCAGGGGACGATCGACATTGAGTCTATGCTTGGAATCAGAGAGAACGGTATCGAGTGGGTCTGCAATCGTGCGAAGATGACCATCGGCAAACTCTGGGTCGATCACGGTCACGAGTGGTACGGTGGCGGCGGGGTGATGCCTGCGCGGAACTTCCGAATGAAGGCTCTTGACAACATCCTCGTAGGTCACGTTCACAGGACTAGCCAAGATCAGATTCGCAGGCCATTAGACGGGTCTTTCATTGCAGGCTGGTCTGTGGGTTGCCTATGCGATCTAAACCCTCACTATGCGCCTAGAAACGGCTGGAATCATGGCTTTGCTACGGTGCAACTGGAGGGCGACGGAACATTCGCCGTGAACAATCGCACAATCATCAACGGGGTTGTGCGGTGACCATACCTAAGTCTTTCAAGTTAGCAGGACAGCGCTGGCGCGTCACCATCGCCAAGCGCGGGATGACGGGATATGGGGAGTGCGACTTCACAACGCGCACCATCCGTATCGCATCATCTGTCGATGGCAAGGCAACATCCGAGACGGTACGTCTGCAGACATTCCTACATGAGTGGTGGCATGCGTTCGAATCGGTAACAGGTCAGGACGTAAACGAGCCGATGGCGGTGCTGTTCGAAAATCTGATGTACGAAACGCTCCTAACTATGCGAGGTGTTCAGAATGAAATATAGTTGGATGGATATTGCCAATCTCGAGCGTGGTGTCAAGGAGGTCGTGGGCAATACGCACAACCCTCGTATCATCGAGTATCATGCCACGACCACGCTGCAGGCCACGACCGATGAAGTCCCGTGGTGTTCTTCATTTGTGAACTGGGTGATGAAGTCAGCCAAGTATCATATCACGAGATCAGCAGCAGCCAGGTCATGGCTGGACTACGGGCAAGAGTGCGAACTGCAGCTAGGATGCATCGTAGTATTCCGTCGTCCTGGTGGTCATCACGTCGGCTTCTGTGCTGGCTGGACACCTAACACCATCACGATCCTTGGTGGCAATCAGGCCAATCAGGTGAATCTCAAGCCGTACCTACGTCGTGATATGCTGGGCTGCCGCTTGCCAAAGCCACTCAAGCTAGTCGATCAGCAAATTTTCAACGCTCGAATCGGAAACTGAAATGGCACTTACGACCACCAACAAAATCAAGACGCAGTGGATCAACATCCCGGACTCATCGCAGGACGGTCGTATCGGTGCGCTGATAACGCAGGCCACTGCCATCATCAAGGGGATCTGCAAGCAGCCCATCGATAGTGAGACGGTGGCATTCGAGTTTTTTGGGACACGTGAGCGTTCCTATGTTCTGCCATACACCGTGCCTGTGGTGCTGACGTCGCTGCAATATCGTGGCAATCCTACTGATGCATGGGAGACGGTAACCGGGGCTATTGTTTACAAGGCCGATGGCGTGTGGCATTTGTATTATGAGGGCAACCTCGATGCGGGTCTATGGAAAGCCAACATGACGGTGGGCTATGACGGCACGACGTATGCCGTGCCTGCCGATCTGGAGACTGTCTGCAGTGAAATGGTGGTCGAGCTTTGGAAGAACACGGACTTTGCCGGGCGTGAAAATCGTTTCGGACTGGCTTCTGTTGCACAGTCGCAAGGTGGCCAGACACAGACTACGGCATACCGTGATATGACCTCACGTTTCCGGTCGCGTCTTGCGCCTTACATTCTAAGAGCTTGGCTATGACAGTAGATCAGTACGTGCAAGACATATTGCAAGACATGCCGACTGTGCTAAAAGATGCATTCGATCCGCAGCGCATTCAGACCGTTCTGGCAAGACGCATTGCAGATAACTACGGGGCAACCAATCGAACACCGACATACCCACGAGAACCAAAAGGCACCACCCTGCAGTATGTCACTGGCAACCTGTTCAAAGCTGCCACAGTTTACAAAGCTGCAGGGAACGCCAGCCGAACGGTGGCCAAGTCTGATGGCGTCAGCTTCGAGTGGGGTGTTGACTTGTCAGTTATTCCATACGCTCGGATTCATGAGTACGGTGGCCAGGCTGGACGCAATCATGCAGCCACCATTCCGGCACGTCCCTACATCGGGCCTGCAATCAAGGCCTTCCAAGATGAAGACCTCGACAACGTCATCGACATGCTGCTCAGAAAACTCATTGGAGGTAAGTGATGGCAACAACGTCAAAATATGCGTTCATCATGGACACCCTCCGAGCTCAGCTCAAGAAGGAGTCCACATTCGACGTGCGCAAGGTATTCAACCTCGAAACTGCACTATCGACTGCGAAGACCAGCGTGTATGTGAACATTATCGATGACAACCCACTCGGCCAAGTCAATGAGTCCAGTGCTGCCTACTATGGCATGCGAGAATGCAGGGTCGGTATCTATGCCATCCAGCACACGCCAGTCGATAGCAATGACCTCGGAACGGATGCGGTGCTGCATGGCCAGATTGTGGAGAAGATCGAGAAGCGTCTCGATGCCATGAATGCAACCTTCCCAACTGCAGACGCAACCACTGCAGGCTATCTAGTCTCAATTCACAGCTGCCGAGAAGATCGCGTGACAGGTTACGTCAGCGATGGGTCGCAAGCTGTGGCTGTGCTATACGAAACCGTTTTCACTTACACCCAGCAATGATGACTATCACTGAGCTCGTGAGCCACTTACAGTCCATTTACACCGTGCATGGTGACATTGGCGTGCGCATCGATGCGGACTTCCACAGTGACACGCAACCCGAGGAGGTGCGTGATGTGGTTGTTGGTCAATTCACCAAAGAAGCCGGAGCCTATGCCGTGGTGTTGTATCCTTCTAAGATCATGACTGCAGAACCTATCGAGAGCCTTGGCCATGCTTGACACTGACACCATGCCAGAACAGCAGGCTATGCAAGTGCCGGTATCGTTCTGCGTTATCGCTGCCGAGGGCGATGCGCACTTCATGCAGGACATGCTCGGCACTATCCCTCCAAACTCGGAGGTCATAATCCTTTGGAACAAGCGCGGTGACGATGAAGGTGTTGTGCATCGCAAAGACGTGACTATGTCCAACGGCACGGTAATCAGATACTACCGTACTGAGTGGAAGGTCTTAGACTTTGCCAAGCTTCGCAATATCACCATCGGACTCGCAAACCGTGAATGGATCATGTGGCTCGATGCCGACGACAGGCTGCTTGTCCATCAGCACGGCTTCTTCACTGGCAAACTGCTCGAGTATCCACCGG